AGAACCTGCAGCCGCCCAACCGCTAGATTTATAAACTTTTAATTCGTTAGCTGTTGTATCAAAATATAAGTCACCAACATTTAAACTTGATGTAGGTGCTGAACTTGCAATTCTATATTGTTCTGCAAAGTTATTTACAGAGGCTAGGTTTGTAGCAACTGTATTTACGTTAGCAATAGAACCACCAACATTATTAATGTTAGCGATTGCTCCACCAACATTATTAACATTAGTTATTGCTCCTGCAACTGCTGTAATATTTGAGTTAGCACCTGCTACTGTTGTAATGTTAGAATTATTACCTGCTACTGTTGTTACGTTAGCCGCAATGTTTTCTACTGCCGCTACGTCACTTGATATGTTTGCAACACTTGTAATATCACTATCAATACCTGCAACAGTGTTTATGTTAGCTGAATTAGCATTAACTGCATTAATGTTTGTGCTATTTGAGTTAACAGCAGATACCGCACTTGATATTCCTGCTACTGAAGTTACGTCTGTATTTATTCCCGCAACTGTTGTTACATTAGCATTGTTACCTGCTACTGTATTTACGTTAGTAATATTAGTTCCTACAGTATTAACATTAGCAATATTGTTTGATACTGTGTCTATTTCTGAAGTTGTTTCTTGTAAATCTAAAGCCGCAGTTTCTATTTCTGAAACTGTTTCGTTTAAATCATTTGCTACTACAATTACTTTAGCAATATCTGTAGCAACTGTATTTACTGAAGCAATGTTTGTAGCTACTAAACCAATATCGGTAGCATCACTAGCTACTGCTGTTACATTAGATGCAATACCTGCAACTGTAGTAACGTCAGAACTAATGCCTGATACTGTTGTAATATTTGGTAAGTTTGTAGATATAAATTGTTTGTTAACACCATCAGTATTGTTTACTGGGTCTGCTACATTTGTAAGTCTTTTATTTTGTGTGTCCCATTGAAAATTTGTATTAGATAATTTAATTACATCACCTGCATCATCAATAGCTTCTTGCGACATAAAGAACGCTTGGTCACTATCTGTATCTAAATCACTCTCTGTAAGGACTGACCCAGAAGCATAGTCTACTAATTTAGTAGTCTGTGACGTTCTTCTTCTAATCTCAATAGCCGCATCTTGGGCAGGTGCAGAGTTAAAAGTAAGGGTAGTTCCTGCACTATTTAAGCTAAAAGCTGTAGTAGCTACTCCTGATAGAGTGACTGTAAGGTCACTTGTGGCTCTATAGCTAAAAGGTATAGAATAAGATGTTGTACTGTTATCGCCTGTATAACGTACAAAACTATTTGCCATGTATGATTTTCCTTAATATTTGATTGGGTTTTACTAAAAGTGTAAGTTTAGTTGTTTATTGAGTAAGTATCTCAATGTAGTTCTTTTTAGCTCTTTTTTTAGCGTTTCTTTTAATAAGTTTTCTATTTTTTCTCATATCTTTAATATTAGTAAATTCTTTTAATAATTGCTTTTTAGCTTTGGCTTCAGCTTTATGAACAAACTCTAAAATAAATTTCTGTCTTTCATCAACACCTGCGATAGTCCCATCAGCTTTTTTATATAGTTTGCTTTTAGGGTCTTGTATTACAGTCTCAATTAATTTTTTAAGAGTTAATCTTTGCCCTTTATAAGGTAAAGTAACTTGTCCTGTAAGCTCTCTCCATCTGTCATAAGCTGTTTGGTCTTTTGCATTTTTAATAGTTCTTAAATCAACACCAGATTTTCTATCTATTTTAGAAGGAGGTCTGTAATCAAAATCTCTATTTTCATAAAATTTTTGTATCATAGGGTTTTCAGTTTTAGTCATAGCAAAAGGTGAAGACCATAACCCACTTTTTCTACCTAATCCAAATAACCAACCTCTGTCTCTATCAATTACTTCACCATACATATTACGTTTTGGCATAATACTATCTGTACCTTTCCAAGGTTGTATAGCTAATAATCTATCATTTAGAGTAAATAATTCTTTTTGATAATCTTCATCAACTCTTGAAGCGTACCTTAATCCTCCTGATAAAGGTGTAATTTTGTATAATGCTCTTGCTAATACAGAAGCACCTATTCTATCAGGCGACCTTGTAGAAACAAAGTCATCACTAAAAAACATGTTTGCTGTTTCAACTATATTTTTCATATAAAATTTAGAGTTAAGATTTCTAAACAAAGAAGTTAAAACACCCATAGATAATTCTGTCATATCTTTTTCTACGGCTTCAGGTATGTCTTCATTGTATCGTAAAAACTTATTCATACTATCTTGCAAATCTGCCATAATAAAAAAGGGCATCATTACTGGGTCTGCTCTATTTAATTGAACATATCTTCCGTCAGCAGTTTTATATGAATAAGGTTTCCAACCTGTGTTAATTTCTCTTTCAGCATTTTCTCTATAGTTTCTCGAACCACCACCAGTAATTTTACCTGCTGACACTAAAGCAAATGCTCCTGTCCATAATACAGCACCCATAGTTGCTCTGGCGTTAGCTTCTGCCGCCGCCTCCACGTTTAAATATTTACCATCTGCTCCTTTTTTTAAAGCATGTCTTGTAGATAAAACCAGTCTATTTAATATGGGTAAATGTTGAAAATTCCATTTTATTAAATTAGAAGGTGTATTAATAAAGTGTAAACCTAATGCTCTTGACCATCTGTGTTTACTTGTAAAAGATAAAACACTACCTGTAATCCCGCCTTCCATTTTACCTGTTACAGGGTCACGGGAATAAGAAGATTCTGTATATGTAGATTCTCTTGCAGTTTGTAATGGGTCGTTTTCTTTTAATCTGTTTACATCTTTAATACTGGTACTCGTCATATCAGCAGTTTCCAACGCACCACCAGATGCACTTTTTTGATAATCTGCTTCTAGTTCTTTAAATCTAGCTTTGTAATCATCTTCTTTAATGACACCTTTCCAAAATCCTTTACCAGTTTCTTCTCGTATTAGTGTATTAACTTGTGATGCTACTCTTGCTTTGTAAGTCATAGTTTTAAGAAATTCATCACCTGCACTTAAAATTCTCATAGGAAAAGTTGTAGCGTAACCTAGCGGTCTAAATACATATTTATCAAGACCAACACCTACTGTTCCCATTCTATCTGTTAAAAGTCTTGATGTTTCTTGCAACCATCTTTGAAGTTGTCCTTGTCTAATGTTGTTATCAAATTTCATTTGTTTACTATCAAGTATACCTCTACCTTCCACAAAACTTCTTTTAGCCGCCATCAAAGCATCTTTAGTGTATAGAAAATGGTGAATGTAAGTATCAAATGCTTCTTTAGCTAATTCGTTTGCTCTTTTACTATCTTGTGGTGCTAAAAATGCGGCTCTGACTAACATAGTTAAAGGCTTCCATTGTGTTTGGAATAAACCCGATATAAGGTTAATGGCATGTGTATCAGGTGAAGACAGTAAGTTGTTATTAATAAATTCAGAAGTTAAATCCCAACCATTTACTTTTCTAGCATTTTGTAATGCCACAATAACTTGGTCTGTGTCATGCAGTTTAGCTATTGCTTTATAAAATTCTTTTGGATTTCCTGTTTTTAAAGTTGCCATTGTAGGGTCTTCAGGATTTAATTTTAATTCTGCGGCTCTAGCAGTATCTTTATTTAACTGCATAAATCTCATAGACCTCGCTATATTTTTAGTAATCTCTTTTTGATTTTTTAAAGTTTCACCTGCAATGTTTTGTCTTATCTCCAATTCTTTTAATACTTTAGCTTCGTCAGCAGGACTAATATTTAATACATGTAATTGATTGCTAAGTTTGATAATATCTTCACTTTGTTTAGCCAGTAAATCTCCATGTGCTAAAATTTCAGCATATAATAATCTATCGTTTATTGCTCTTGATTTACCCAATGCAATAACTGCGTCTGGATTTAATCCTATGATTGCCGCTTGTTTAATTGCATATTTTTCCGTAACTTCATCATTTAATATTTTACCATCTTTGACCATTTGGTCTGCAAGGTTTTTTAAATGTGGTCTCACGTTTGCAGGATATTTATAAAGATTTAATTCTTCTTCAGGAGACTTACCTATAGAACGACTTATTCTTAAATTACCAATTTTTTCATCAATAGTTCTACCTGTTAATGAACTTTCTCTTGCAATGTTATCTACTGTGTTTTTATCAAGATTTTTATATAATGCTTTATCAGGTTTAGGTTCTGCTAAATCTTGAAATAATTGTTTACCTGTAATTTCACTTCTACCATATTCATGGATATCTTTTAAATTTTTAACTGCTGTATTTTTACTTCCTCTTATGCCTAATTTAAAACCTCCATAAGAAAACGCACCACCAAAAACTGTACCAAAACCAAATCCTGCACCTGTAGCTATTGCACTTCTTTTAAGACTAAACTCATCTGTTACTCCTGTTTTAATTTCTGTAAGTTGAAGCATAGTGTCTTGTGCTGTTGCTACTACTGCACCAATTTTACCTTCTACTAATGCACCTTTCATTACAGCTTTTCCCATAGCTTTGTTGGCTTCCATTTTTACTTGGGCTTCTAATGCTTCTTTTGTAATTTGACCTGCAATTTTACCTTTAAGAGCTTCATTTAATGCGGCTTTATAAGCAACTTTAGCGGCTTGACCTCCAATACCAAAAGATATTAAATTTACTGGGTCAGCTATCATTGCTCCGCCATTGTCATATAACCATGAACCAAAACTTCTATTTGGGTCGTCCCAAAATGATGGCAATGCGTGATAAGTGGCTGATATGTAACCTAACTGTGCATTTCTATCTGCACTGTCAGTAAACGCATTTGCTAAATCTTTAGTCATAGCACCTGTATTATTGTTTCTCCAAGACCTATCGTTGTAGAAATACTCTAATAAATCTGCATGAGACATTTCTGAAAATTTATTAAATCCTCTTGTAGTAAATTCCCCTTCTTCTCCGTCTCTATGAGTGTAATAACTTTTTAATGTATTATAAAATTCTTCTGTTTGTATTTCTTCAAGAGCTTCTTCTTCTGATGTTACTTTTCTTAATTTTGAGATTGTTGATGATGCTGAAATTTCATCTGTTGGTAGTGGGGGAAGTTTATTTTTTTTTATTCTGTTAGCTGACCTAGTTGCCATATTATCCTTCTATGTTGTATGAATTAAAAAGTAATTCTTCTAAATTTCTTCTAATATAAAAATCTTGGTTTTCATCTCCAGTAAATAGTTTTGCATTAGTTCCTAGTGTAGTTATAATATTGTCAAAATCTTCATTACTCATAGCGTTAAAAACATCTTGTGAAAATCCAGTACCAATAACTTCTTTTATATATTTTTTAAGTGTAGGTTCTGTTTGTTGTCTATATTTCTCATCTTCAGAAATAATACCTGAAAATATAGTAGCGGGAAATCTCGGTATATCCACATCTGCAAAGGCTTGTGTAATTTCATTTACATAATCTTTTAGAGTTATAGGCTCACCTCCTCTTTGCATAATAACTGTGTTGTTAGCTTTCTCTTGTGCTTCTTTTATTTGTATTTGTTCTGCTTCTATTCTCTCGTTTTCTATTTCAATCTCTTTTGCTTGATTTGGAGAAACTGTATTAGGAGGTGAATAAGTCCCATCTTCTTTAGCAACCCCTGTCCATGTTTTAGATACATAATCTTGTGTTTCTTCTATAAACTTTTTTCTCATTGGCTCTGTAACTTTTACACCTTCTTCTCGCCACTCATCTTCTTGGTCTAAAATTGCCATCTCCACATATCTTAATACGTCTCTTGTTGCATCTTCTCTAGTTCCTAAACCATCATCATCAAGAAAATATTTTTGATTAATTTCTTTTATCATACTGTCTTTACCAGTTGTGTAATGATGGTTAACATCATAAATAGGTTTTAAAGCTCCCGCATTAAATTCAGCTTCATATCTGTCCCACCTTATATTAATTTTAGGAAATAAACTTTGAGGAATATTTTGTGCCGCCATTTCTATCATAATTTCTGCGTGACTTTCAAACTCACCATTTGAAATTGCTAATAAAAAATCATTATTTTTTTTAGGGTCTTGCATCTGCCTTGAACTTGGGTCTGAATTAAAATATTTGACTAACGCATCTATCTGATTAACGTCTCCTTTACTTGCAATAATCAGTTTTCTTTTTATTTCTTCCATTTGTATAGTAGATTTTTGTGTACCATCTTCATTAGGTGTGAATGCCTCAACCCACACAGCTTGTGTAGCTTTAGCTGTGTTATAATTTTCATCTCTTCTTTCTTTTTGTATTACAGCATCTTTCCTTGCAGTAAGGTTTGCTTTTAAAACATCTGTGTTTCTATTTTTTCTACTATTTAAAGAACCTAAATCTTGACCATTAGTGCCTTGCCCTAAATTTAAAGACATAATCTTTTCTGCTCTTTCAATATCTTCAAGGCTATCTGCTGTATCAATGATAGAATTTACGTCTTGTCTAATAGCTTCCATTAGTTCTTCGTTAGTATAAAATTTGGTTAACTCTTTGTTGTCACTTGTACGAAGTACAGTTCCAAAAGATTTCCATTCTTCTACATATCTTGTATCTAAATCTTTAGTAGGAATTCTTCCTAATACTTGTCTTACTTCATCAATTTTATTTTGAGATGCAATTTCTCCTCTTTTTTTAGCATCTTGTACATCAACATCATTTTTCCAAACATTATAGAATGAACCAAACCCTGCCATAAAAGAACTATCTTGTCCTTCCATATCAGGTAAAAACTTTTTACTAAAATCGTTAAGATTATCTTTTGTAATATCGTAATCAGTCTCCATTGCTAAAGTCATTTGTTCAATAACTTCTGCCGCTTTTACTTTACCACTGTGAAACTGTGTAGTTGCATCAATGTATTTACCAGTTAAATCTGGGTGTTTACCTGCAAGTATCTCTCCTTGTATAGCTTCAAGAGTTTTACCTGATGCTTCTAGTGCTTGTATTTTTTCTATAGCTTTATCTTTTTTTCTATCAATTCTTAAATTTTCACCTATAGCAACGGATTGTGAAGCACTTGCTAACGCTTTAGCTAAGCCATCTGATGCTGACCCTGTTCTTACATACCCTGCGTTAGCCGCACCATAGTATTTGTTTGTTGATTGTCTGTTATATTTTATAGCCATAATTATTAATTTTTCTTCGGTTCATTTTTGTCTTGATTTCTTTCGTAGCCTTCATAAGCAGAACTTGCGACCTCAATAATTAGTCCAGTTCTTGATGGGTCTATAGGAGGAGTTAAACTGTTATAAGTTTTTGCTTGATTAGCAAAGGCTTCTGATTGTTGTTCTTGTAATGTTGTTACATCTTTACTGTAATCTCTACTAATAGTATTCCAATCATCATCAAACAAAGCACCGATTGATTGAACAATTTTAGTACCATTACCAAATCCTGAATTTAATGCTTGTGCAATTTCACCATCTCGTTCTTTTTTAGAAATAATTTCTGCTAGTTTTTTTTCTCTATCAGCATTGACTTTTTCTCTGTCAATTTTAGTCATGTCGTGAAGATAACCTTTATCGGCATTTCGTCTTGTTATCTCTTGGTCTCTTCTAATACCTTTGTTAGTAGCTTTCTTTTGTTGATACTCTGCAACTGTTCCTGCTATTTTAAGTGCCGCTTCAGGACTACACATATTTATTTTACCTCTTTCATCATTAATAAAAATGGCATCTTACCGATACCGAAATCTCCTATTTTTTTCTTTGGTTCAAATCCTAAAAATTGTAACCATTTTAAACTTTTCCAATTTCTTTCATCTACAAAATTGTAGACGTACTCATAATCTTTACTCATCTCTGTTACCCATTTGGGACATTCTTGAATAAATTGTTTAATATGTTTAAACAAATCCTCACTAGATAAAAGCCAGACTACTCCATAACCTTTTTCTTTTGTTGGACTAGACCCAAACATGCCAATTACACCTTCTGACTTTGTTCCAATTATAGAATAAATCTTTGCATTCTTTTGTGTAAATGGGATTACTAAAGCCTCTAATGGTGACGCACCATCTGAAGCCATAATTTCTTGTCTATCACCTTTTCTTATTCTAGGTGCTAACTGTAAGCTGTCCTCTAATTTTGCAGGACGTACATAATTTTCTTTCATTAAATCCTTCTTGCTCTATTGTGATAATAGCCTTCAACCTCTGCACCTGCGATATACATAGGCAAGTGAGATGAAGACTTAATATCTAAAGTAAATTCTGTGTTTTGACATTGTACAGGTACTCTTAATGTGCCTGTAGCTATAGCAGGTTGTCCTACTACTGATGTGGCTGTACCAATTATATAACCATTCATAATAGCTGTAGATGTATCTCTATTAGTAGGAGTAACTTCTACTTGAAAGTACCCACTGTTCTCAAAGTTAAATGATATGTTTCTTATTTGGTATCTACCTGAAGTTACCGCTACTAATCCTCTTCCAGTATTTTCTCTGACATACTGCGGGGACATTGTGTATTTACTTTCGTAAGGAACACCAATGTATAACGCTGTGTGATTACCAACGATTGTATATGTAGAACCTGATGTATTTGTTACTGTGTAATTATTACCATTAGTTTTATCTACTGCAATCAATCCAGTTTTTGCACCATAAGGTGATGTAAACGTAGTTAAACCTGTTGTTGCACTATACGTTCCTGTAACTGATGTTTTAAGGTCAATATAAACTCCATGACCTATTGTTGTATCTTTTAAATTTCTTAAATCTATCTTAACTAGTTTTGTAGTTGTGCCTTCTGAAACTAATAAGTAAATAAAACTTTCTAAAGACATACCACCTAAAATCTTAACACCTGTAAATGTCCATTTAGACCAAGCGTTTTGTACTTTCTCTCCACCATCAAAGAAATACTTATAGATGTACATTGTGTTAGCGTATGTTGTAGACACTGTGCCACTATAAGGAGCTGTTTGACTGTCTCCTGTATCTGACGTTAAAAATATTAAATTATCTTCTGTTGTATTACTTATAATTTGATAACAGTTAGTAGGTATTAAGTTTCCTACTGATACTGTAATGTCCATACCATCATTGGTAAGTGTATCATCATTAGCAAAGTATTCTCTAATTGCTGTATTGTTTGTTCTTGCTTGTGCAAAGTATGCAAACTTACCTGCTGACACTGGTGTTACTTTATCATCATGTTCAAATGACGATACTTCATTAAGTATAGCTGTTGTAGGTGATATACTTTCACCTGAACTATCTAATTTATATTGTGCTGTATCAGAAAATAATAATAAACTTTCATTAAATCCTACAGAGTTTTTAAGTGTGTTAACTTGTGTACCTGAAGCCGCAATATCAATAGGGTCAGTATCTAATACTTGTGTAGATGTTGTTGCAAAGTAATTAAAGAAAGAAGCATTCTCTGTTAATACTAAATTCTCACCTGATAAAATACCTAATCTATTTTTGTAATAGGTAAGGTTATTAATTTTCTTACCAACAAAAGTTGGATTAGGGTTAGTGTCAATATCTCCACAAGTTCTATCTGTCCAATTTAATTGTTGAAATGTAAATGTCCCATTATTGTTATTAATCAAAGCATGTGGCATTGTAGAATTATCTAATCCTATAGAAGTTGCAGGTGCTATAGTTTCATTCCATACACCAGATTTACCTGAAAATTTTACATAGTAATCAGATAAGGTATCACCTTCTTCACCAGTTATTTTTAAAATTACACCTTCTTTTCCATAAAAAGGTAACTTACTAAAATCTTGTATTTCATCTCTAATAGAATACATGGCTGTATTACCAGAACCATCAGATGTAGTTATAGTATAACTTGCATTCCCATCAGTAGGTTTTCCATAAATAACACTATCGTATGCTTGAAATGTAAAGTGAGATGTAAAACCAGAGTAGTTTGCTAATCCTTGTGTTGTTGATACTGAAGCATTTGTGTCAGTTCTTCTAACATTAAATGCTATACCATCAGCACTACTATCCCAGTGTGTACTTGAAGTTCCATACAAAAGTATATCTGTAATTTTGTTTGTATCTCTAAATTTACTATCAGTAGACGCGTCATTACCTGAAGGTAACTGAAAGACTACTTCTAGTTCTTGTGCCATTGATGGGTGTTTCAATGCAACTTTATATTCTCTACCATAGTTTGTTAGTTTACAAACAATTAAGAACTCTTCTACTTTAGCCGCAGACGTTGTACTGTCAGCCGTTACTGTTGTTCCTGTATTAGCTAAAAACGTGTAATCAGCAATGTTAACTAACTTAAAGTTTTCTCTAGGGTTTGTTGAAGTTAGATAACTTGAACCACTTGCAACTGTAACTGTTTTTTCATTACCTGCTAAATCAAATACTTTGATGCCACCATTATATAAAGCTACAATGTATTGGTTATCAGCATCTCTTTGTATTTGCCAAAATTTTGTTTTGTTAGAATAAATATTACTACTGTCTACTGTTGCTACAAAATCTAAAGGAGGTCTTTTTGATAGACCATCTACTAAACCATTCTGTAGATTTACTTGGTCTGCTCCCTGATTGATACCTCTTTGTGTTGGTGTCTGTTGGGACATGCCATTTAAAAAGTTAGGAATAGATTGTGAAACAACACTTCCCATAATTAGTAATGCCTTCTAGTGGGTCTATGAATTATAGAGAATGTATTACTATCACCATCAAGCATATTTATATCACTCTCTTGGCTATCAGCTTGATGAAATGCCATAAGAGCTTCATTCTCATCTTGACCAATTAATTGTGTAATTTCTTTATCACCAATAAATCTAGCCGCAAATCTTCTTGCCGCTTTTAATGTAATATATTGTCTTGCGTATTCTGGTAAATCTTCAAATTGTTGTACTAAAACTAAATCAACAGATTTAGGTGCAGAGATAAATACGTCTGTATGGTTTTCCATATCGTATAAATATCCACTTCTAATAGTGTAGTTTAAGTGTCTGAATTGAGAGTTAGCGTCAGCTTTTACGCAGTTTGAAGGTAGGGGTACTTTGCTGTCACTGTCTAAAGATAGTGATTTATAATTTGTATGTGTGTTAAAATTCCACCCTTGTGATTGGATAGACATAGATGTTTCATTAAGAATATTTTTTGCTGTACTTACGTCAACTGTAGTAGTGCCAGTAATACTATTCACTGGAGCTTCTCCGATTGTAGAGAGCATGATATTTACAGATTGTAATTCGCTTGTGGGTGTAATTTGTGTAGTCATCTATCCTTTGTGTTAAATTTTGTGTGAGAACACTGGGCGGATTGTCAGTGTTAATCTCCGCCCAGTATAAAAAGAAGTATTATGCTTCTTTAATTCCGACTGCCGCTTCTGGTCTTAATACACCATGACCCATGCTGTATTTAGCAACCATTAACGTACCTTGTCTTCTGATGTCGTATTCTTTCTCGACAGCTAAATCCATTAGCTTAACAGTTCCAACCGCACTTGGGTGTGAAACTAAAGCTACGAAGTTAGTCAAGTTAACAGCTTGTGGAGTTGAACCACCATTAGTTGCTGAACCTGCGTCTGCACCTGAAGTAACATTAGAAGCTACAAAGTGAGGAACTGGTACTAATTCAATTCCTGCAATTCTTGTAACTTTACCTGATGCAACACCACCATTAGCACCACCACTGAAGTCAACATTGACTGCATTAGTAGCATTCGCTAATTTGTAGTATTCTTCCAATCTCATAAAGCATTTTCTGCCTTCAGATGGAACATAGTTTGCATCAAGCTCTTTAGCCGCCGCAAAGATTGCATCAATCATTGCATTAGCCGCAGTAGCATCTGTACTAGATGCGATACCTGTGTTTACTACGTTAGTTGTAGCATCTCCACCAGATACGTTTGCACTAGCTAGAGTTGCTTGACCAATAGTTTGTAAGATATGCTTATCTTTTTGGAAAGATAATGCTCTACCCATTTCAGTAGAGTACGCACTTCTTACGTCCCAGTGGTTTTTTGCTTCTTCGATATTCGAAACGAATACTGAAGATATTAGAAGGTCATTAATTGTAATAACCTTTTCGTTTGAGTTAACATCTGAACCTGTAATTTCAGTTCCAACTGCGTGATACGAAGCACCTACTCTGCCCATTACTGGGAAAGAAGCAGATTTTCCGTTGCTGATACTTCTTACCATATCTGCACCTGCTGTTTTTGAAGCTCTATCAAATGAAGTAATTACTTCACCTGCGAATACTTTTAGAAACAGAGCATCATCTCTAGTCGAACCACTATTTACATTTCCAAATTTAACTGGACTTGCGTTTGCCATAGTATTTTCTCCTGTTATGACGTTAGTTTATAAAAGCCTCTTCAATAAGTTATTTAGTCAAGATTGTCCCTCGCAAGGGGTCAAGTTATTTGGCTAATTAAAGTTGGCAGTTGCCACGCATAAGCGTTGCACAACTATTTTTTAGTTACAGTTCCACTTTCGTAAAGCTAATGCTTTTCTAGTGGGTTTTCCGTTTTTAGACATAGCTCCTTTTACTCCGCCCATTCTCGCACAGAAACTCTTTTTTCTTCCTGCGGCTCTTGAACCTGCTTTAGGATTGCCTGTGACTGGAGCTTTTAAGTTATGTCCTTTACTCTTAAAGAAAGCCCTTCCTCTAGCATTTAAGCCACCAGAAGGACTTTGATGTTTTTTAGCAACCATTATGCTTTCGCAGTTTTGGCGGCACGTTTGAATTGTTTAGCAGTAGGTCTTCCTTTAGTACCTGCTGTTCGCATTTTCTCACCTGAACCTGCTTTAATTCTAGCACGTTTCTTATGTATGTTTGCGTATAATCCGTTCTTTGCCATTATGCTTTCTTTTTCTTACTCATTATTTTAGCTTTTAAAGCGGCAGGTAATCTTTTCTGTCCACCTTTTAATACTTTACTTGGTTTCTTTGGTTTCTTTCCGTACATTGTTTTTTCCTTCTGTTACGTTTTTAGTTATCTCATCAATTTCTGATATGGCATGTTTTGCATGTACTAATTTATCAAACTGTGATTTTATAGTTTTCATAAAATTATCATGGTCTGCAACACCAACAGAATTTTTTAAAAATGTATCAATAACTGCTGTACTCTCCGCAACCTCTGCGTCATACAGCTTTCTTAAAGCTATTAACCACATATTATAAATCTGATTTAGCTAATTTTTCTTGAACCATTGCTTGATAAGCAGGGTCTTTTGAATACCTGTCATCACCCATAGCGGCAGTAACTTCAGCCCAAGACTTATAACCATCTTGTCCTGTGATTGTACCTTTACCTTCTACGAGACTTGGTTCATTACCATTAGCACTTTCAAATTTAGCTTTTAATCCTACCACTGCTAACTTTGCAGTTTCTATATCTTTAGAATTAACGGCTGTATTGTAAGCTGTCTTTTCTTGTTCGGACATATTCTCTGCCGCCCAATTAGACATCTCTGTATAAGCATCAGTACCACCTACCATATCTTTGATAGATGTTGCTTGTTGGTCAGCGATTGCTTTTTGACCTTCAATAAACTGGTTTACATAATCTTTAGGTATACCTGCTTTTTCTAATGCTTCGTATGATTTAGTATCTAGCTCACCTTTTTCATTATACTCTGTTGCAAGGTTATCCATATTTAAACCTGCACTCTCAACTGCCTTTTCAGCAATCTCTAAATCAGATGTTTTTGTTTCTGTTTTAGGAGCTTCTTCTTTAGGAGCTTCTTTGTTGTCACCAAGTTTCTTTTCTAGTTCTGAATATGACTTTGCTAAATCTTCAACGCTGTTGAATTTTTCAGGTAAGCCTTCAGGTTTACTTTGTGTAACATTTTCTTCTACTGGCTTTTCGCTAGTAGTTTCTTCTTGTTTTATCTCTACTGTTTCTACCATTTGTGTTTCCTTATTGTGGTTTAGTTAGATTGTTTGCGACTTGTGGGATAGCTTTCTCTGCCATCTGAACCATTTGTTGTTGTTCCATTTGCTCTGCTTCTGCCGCTTGTTCTTCTGCTAGTTGCTCTTGTGATTTTAATAAACCATCTGTATCAATCCCTAAACCAATAGCGATACGTTTGATTAAATCATCAGGGTTTAACGCCTGAACAACTTGCGGATTTATCTGTGCAAGATTTCCTATCTCTGCAACAAATTCTCTTAATTTTTGTAAATCATTACCTCTACCTAATGCTTCAATACCAGTAATAATAGTTGGTTGAACTGTACCTTTAGGTAGTTTTGGTATTTCATTTGCTTGTTCCATTCTTTTCATCAGTATAGAAACTAATGGTAGTTGGAACTCTTGTGATAGTAATGAATAAATACCACCCATAGCAGTCTCTAATTGTTCTGCCATGTATCTAATTTCTTGTGCAGTAACTCTTTCTGCATCTCTTTGGATTGCTGTGTGTAGTAAGAATGCGTAAGACATTCTTTCTTCTAGTTTAGCAATACTTCTTTCTACTACTTGTAAATCATATTGTTTTTGTGCTTGTAGAACAGACACATCATCAGCCGTACCAGTAATGATGTCACCATTTCTAGTCATAGCTAAATCTTTTTTTCTAGTAACAGAGTTAGGTCTTACCATAAATACTATTTTAGATGATGCCGCCGCACTCTCTACAAGTGCTTGTGATAATCCTTCTAATGATTTTAAATCACCTAAAAATTCTTCAACATATCCTCTGCCGTAATCTTCATTGTCAACTCTTACCATTCTTAATGCTTGGTAAGGCATTCTTTCTTTTTTAAATGTACCAATACTTTCTGGTATTTTAATTCCGTTCACTTCTTGGCAAACATAAAACTCGTTCTCATTTAATTTGTAAATATGTGTGTATAATTCTATGTCTTCATCTGACTTATAATCTGGGTCAGAAATAACTTGTGCAGTTACATCTTTACCTAAAGATAAAATACTTGCTTTCTCACAGATAACTACTTCTAGTACATTACCTGAAGCATCTCTTCTAACTACATACTGTGATAAAGGAAACACTCTCATGCTACCTTTTTTAGGTAAGTAAGTTAATACGTTACCACCTACAATAAGATGTTTAAGAGCTTCAAACACACTAACTCTTAATGCTAGTTGTTCAATTTTACCTGACACTTCTTTTTCTATTACAGACAAAGACTTCTCTATGTCAGTCTTCATGTCTTTATTTTCTTCTAATTCTTTTTTAGCGTCACCTGTAATTGATAATCTAAAAAATGGGGAGTTAGGGGGAAGCAATAATAAAAGAAGTTTACTTGCTAAATTGTTGACACCTCTTGCACCAACTGATTGGAATGGATTGTATAGTTCATCTGAAGATGTAAAACCTTCAGGTTTAATAAGTGATGGGATAGTTAATTCACTACACTCTTCAGCTCTATCTAAATAATGTTCTCTATCTTGTTGTAGTTTAAGATATCGTTCTTTAGCTGTATGAGCTTTCTGTAAACTACCTGCGTATTCCATCTAATTAGACAGTTGTGTTAGTAGCTATGTTCAAACCTGAAGAAGTATTTAAAGCAGATGTACCTGATTGCTTTTTCTTCTTTTTCCTAATGTTTAAATCCTGTTCATTCGCTGTAACCAAATCTGGTGCAGTTTGTTCACCCACAGTTTGTGAAGTGTTAACTGGAGCAGGAGCAGGTTCAGGAGCAGGTGGTATCTTTGGTGACATGCACATGTTATTTATCCCTCTCTTTAAGTGTATTAATAAAATTAACTACGTCCCTTTGACCTGCTTTAAAATAAATAGTTTTACTATCATCTTTTAAATCAGGTGACTTTTCAGGGTAAACTGTGTTCAATAATTTAATTAAATCATCTACTTTTTCAGGTAAGATTAAATCTTCCATTACGTTTTTCATCTAAAAGTGTAAGGTTAGTCCCAAAGATTACCTGTGACAGTACCTTTGTTATATTCTGTAGCTCTATTCTCAAAGAAATTAGCATGTTCTACGCCATTTAATACCCAATCCAACCACGCTAATGGGTTTTCTTTAACACCATAATTAGGTTTCAAAGATAGTTGAAGTAGTCTTCTATCTGCTATGTATCTAATATACTCTTTAACTTCTTCAGCTTTTAATCCTCTGATACCACCCATAGAAAAAGCTAAATCAATAAACTTATCTTCAAGGTCAACCATGTCTCTAGCTGTTTGATAGATACTTGCTTTAAATTTTTCTGTCCAAATATTTGGGTTTTCTTTTATGATTTGATGAAACAATTTAATCATGCTTTCAACGTGGTGTGTCTCATCTCGGATAGACCAAGTTACGATTTGGCACATTCCTTTCATACGCCCATATCTTTGAAAGTTAAGAAGCATGACAAATGATGCAAACAACTGTAAGCCTTCACCAAATGCAGAGAAACAAGCTATCTCTCTAGCTAGTCCTTCAAGTCCTTTACCTTTAGATGTGAATAGATACTCATGTTTATCCGACATTTCTTTGTACTCTTGAAATGCTTTGTATTCTTTATCAGGTAATCCAATAGTATCATTTAACAAAGAATAACTATGTGCATGGTTTGCTTCACTAGAAGCTATTGCAGATAACATCATTCTTATTTCAGGTGATTTAAACTGTGGAATATATTTATCTAAATAGGCTTGTGCTATATCGACATCTCCTTGTGTAAAGAATTTTAATATTTGTCCTATTAAATTTTTCTCTTCTGCACTTAATCTTTCATTCCAGTCTCTTACATCTTCATGCAATGGTACTTCACTTGGTAGCCAGTGCATCTTCTGTTGCATATCGTATGATTGAAATGCCCATTCGTAATCAAAGGGTTTGTAGTATGCTCTCTTCTTAAATAAACTCATCTTAATAATTCAATCCCTTCTATAATAATTATGATTAATAATTCCACTGCTAGGATTGTGTGATACACAGTCCATAACACTGATTGTTTTGGTTTTCTTTTACGTCTCTTCTTTCGTGGTTTATCAAAACCATCAAAAATACTTTCATCTGTCATTGTTGTAACCTGCTCCCTTCTTTCTATCTCCGTATAATCTTTGCCATGACCAAGACGTTAAAGCTGTTGAATAATGATAGATAATTTCTAATATATATCTCTTCATTATTCACATGCTAAACAATCGGCTTCTGGTATGATTGTTCTTTCTACTTTTTTTGATACTAACTCTGCACGTTTGATTGCTTCACTTCTACAATAGTACAAAGTTTTTATTTTTCTTTTCCAAGCTAACATGTGTATGTCATGTAACTCTTTGATGTTTACATCAGCAGGTACAAATACATTTACTGACTGCCCTTGACATACATACTGTTGTCTGTCTGCCGCATGTTCTATTACCCATTGCTGATTAATTTCTATAGATGTTTTAAATGTATCTTTTTCATAATCAGATAGTTCATCTAAATGTAATACTGAACCTCTCTGTGCTACTATGGATTGCCACACTGCATCAGTGTTCATGCCTTTTTTATCTAGTAACTTTTCTAAATATTTATTCTTAACTAGAAAAGAACCTGACATTGTTTTCTGTACATAAGCGTTAGCTCTGTATGGTTCTATTGATGGTGATGTCGTACCACAAATAATAGATGATGATGCGTTAGGTGCTATGGCTAACAAGTGTGCATTACGCATACCTGTACCTTCCATATCAGGTGCTTCACCTCTCTTGATTGCTAGTCTTTGACTTTCTTCTACAGCTTCTTGTTTAATCTTTTTGAATATCTTTAAGTTCATAGCTTTAGCCAATGCACTTTCAAAAGGTATACCTTTAGATTGTAAGTATGCGTGAAAACCCATAGCTCCTAACCCAATACTTCTTTCACTAGCCGCACTAAACTTTGCTCTGAACACACTCTCTGGTGCATTCTCTATAAAGTGGGACAAAGCATTATCTAAAAACCTAACTAAATCTGGTACAAACAATGGTTCATTCTTCCACTCTTCATACTTTTCTAAATTAACTGAAGACAAACAACACACTGCTGTTCTATTTTCATTAGTAGGTAATGTAATCTCTGTACATAAATTAGAATGATGTACTTTTAATCCTAGTTTCTTTTGTGTTTCAGGCAATGCGTCATTGATAGTATCTATAAATGAAACATAAGGCTCACCAGTAGCAACTCTTGTCTCTAATAATTTTTGCCACAACTCTCTAGCTGATACAGTTCGTATTACTTTCTTTGTATGAGGGTCAATTAAATTCCAACTGTCATCATAGGTAGGTTCAGCAATACATTTTTCTATCAACTGCATAAACTCATCAGATATATTTATTGCATGATGTAGGTTAAGACATTTTCTATGTATGTCTCCACCACTAGGCTTACGCATTTCTAAAAATTCTATTATCTCTGGGTGTGACATATCCATATATGCCGCATAACTTCCACGCCTTGTTTTACCTTGAGAGAATGCAAGTATCTCACTGTCTACAACGTGAAGAAAAGGTATTGAACCTGAAGATGCAGAACCACCTGATGTACTAACACCATCACTTCTTACATGTCCCCAGTAACCACCAATACCACCACCAATAGATGCCAACCAAGCATTCTCTGTGTAGTGTCCTGTTAATCCTTCTCTACTATCGCCAACATAATTTAAGAAACAAGAGATAGGCATACCTCTGTTAGTACCACCATTAGATAAAATAGGTGTGGAGTACATGAACCAAAGTTTACTAGCGTAGTTGTAAATTCTTTCAGCCATCTCATCATTATCTGAAAATGCTTTTGCCGCTCTCATAAATCCATCTTGCGGTGATGTTTCTTCTGGTAATAAATACCTATCTTTTAAAGTTGTCTTACCGAAGTCAGTAAGTAACTCGTCTCTATCGTAATCAATCATCTTTTGTTTCTGTTACTGTGGGTTGTGCTTCTTTCTCAATAATAAAATCTATGTATTGTTTAGCTTTCTTTAAATCTTGTACGCCACCTTTAAATCTCCAACGAGAAATATACTTAACTACATTACCTTCGCAGTAAGACAGGTCATTCTTTGTGATGTAATCTATAGGTTCAATACCACCTTGATTGTAGTGCATTGGTTTTTTTATATCGTCCATAGTTTTACCTTCCCTGTTTTCTTATTGTATTCTCCATGTCTTAAAATGTGTGCGACCCTAGCTTGTTGTAGAGCTTCTTTTTGTGTGTAACCTTTTTCTTTGTAGATACCTTTGACTATCTTCCATAGGTCTAAAAGTGGAACATTAGTATATTTAAGAAGGAGCTTTTCTGCTGTCTTAATACCAACACCATCAATACCATCATAGCCATCTGTCTTGTCACCCATGATTGTCTGTATCATAAAGTTATAATTAGCTATCTTCTCTGGTATCTGTTCTACTGTCATACCATCTTGTGAAAGATTGCATGGTATTGTTCGCATGTCTTTATCAATGCTAACTAATATTCTTTCTTCATCACTAGGTTCAGTTGCCATAATACCCATGACATCATCTGCTTCTAGGTTAGCCCACATGACACCATTATGTTTTTCCATAATGTGTTCACGCATTGCATTTAAAACTATTGGCTTACGTTTTTCTTTACGATTACTTTTGTATGTAGGAAGAACATCTTTTCTAAAATTATTCTTATCTGTAAGTGCTACAACATAGTCATCTGCTGATAACCCAGAACCTAAATCATCTATCACTGCATCTAATTGTGAATTACAAGTAGGTAACTCTGCGTGTAATGTCCATAAGCCATCACCCCAGTTGATAGGTTGTTCATTGTTAGTTGCTATCTGGTAAGCAAGTATGTCACCATCAATTACTAATACTCTTTTCTTTTTATACATTATTTAACTATCCTCTCCTGCATAGATTTGCTTAAATTTTTTGGTAAAAATATTTCGGCTAAAGGTATTAAAACAAACCTACTACGCCAACCATCACCACCATTTTTAAGTGTACCTATGTATTTTTTTGCTAATCTTTTTATTGTTCTAGTATCAAATATTAATCTGCAATAATCTTTGTCACCCTCTGCTAATATGTGTACCCAATAGTCAGCTTTGGTTGCCATGATACCTGAAGGTTTACCATTGCATTCTACTTCTATTGCAATGTTACCTGTTTTAAACCACCAGTCTCTTTCAGTTTTAACTTCTATTTTATTTTTATCTTTGTCTAATATAGATGCTAGTCTTTGTTCTCTTTCTTGACCATACTTTAGGTCAATATCGAATTTGTTATTCTTCATTAGTGTGTTCCACTCCAATCTGTGTGTATTTTGTATTCGCCTGTTAGCGGCACTCTTAATTGGAAGTGTTCACCTGCACGTTTAATACATTCGACTGCTATCTTACCAATGTCTTCAGCGTCTTGTTCTTCACACTCAACTTGTATCTCATCATGTACCCATACAACTTGTTGTGCGTTCTTAAATTTCTTAATCTCTTTATTAAATTCTACTAACCATCTCTTACATAGTATTGCACCTGCACTTTGTAACAATGTGTTAAGTGCCGAGTAACTATTACGAACTTTAATTTGTCTTTTGTCTAAACCATTTAGATAACCACGTTCAGCCGAAGACTGTACGCCTTCTATAAGTTTATGTAATGCAGGTAAGTTATTTAAAAACCTTTTCTTAATCTTTCCTGCTTCTTTGAATGGTTTGTTTATTACTTCAGCAATTTTTTTGACACTTCCACCATATAAAAAGCAATAGTAAAAACGCTTTGCTAAATCTCTGCTGTCTAACCCTGCTAGTTTCTGTGTCTCTGTGTGTATGTCACCTTCAAGTGCAACTTTAGTGTACTCACCATTGTCAAACTTTGACATAAAGTGGCAAAGCATCATAACTTCTAAAGAGCTTACGTCTACACCTACTAATCTTTTACCTTCTGGTACTGTAAATAATTCTCTACACTCTTTACCATAAGGTGCAGACGAACTAACCACCTGTCCTAAATTTGGGTGAGAATGACTTGCTCTTTGAGTTACACAAGAATTTGTATTACATGTGCCATGAATTTTACCATCACGTTCATGTTTTAACCAAGCCTGTGAACCATTAGATATTTGTGCAATTCTTTTAGTTAATAAAAAAGTTTCACATAATATTTTAGCTTCTGGGTATGGTAGTTTACTTAAAATTGTATCATCAAGTTTAGCTTTGCCATCACTTGTGAACTCTTCTGCACTCCAACCATACTTATCTTTTAATCTTTGTGCTACATGGTGTCTGCTTGATGGATTAAATACAGTAACACTATCTTTTAATCTCTTGCCTGTTTTAGTAGACCATCTTTCAGCTACGATAGGTTCAAACACACCTTGTAATTCTTCAGCTAACTCTGCTTGTCTTGCTTTTAATTTAACAGACAATGCCTCTGCTTTTTCTCTATCAAAAGTAAAGCCATGTTGTTCTTGTTTAAATATTAAAGAAGCTACTTCATGTTCTAAATCCATAGCTTCTTGGGAGTAACCTTTTTCTTCTAAAACTTTATATAATTTATATGTTACTTCTGTATCTTGTTTGCAATACTCCAACATCTCTGGTGTAAAAGTTTGCCAATCTGTTTGTATCTGTTCCTTGTATTCACCAATACGATTACCCCATGCTTTTAATGAGTGTCTACCTATACAATCTTTAGGAAAGTCTTTTTTAGAAAAGTCACTTTCTTTAATGTCTGCATAGACTAATCTTGTACCCACTAATGTGTCGAAAATTTTGCCTTTAAATGTAGCGGAATATAATTTCTCTAATACAGGAATATCAAACTTAATAATGTTATGACCAATGATAAGCTCTGCTTCTTCTAAAAGTTTAATAGCGTCTTCATTGCTAGGTGTAAGTATCTCTCCTGTGTCTATGTTTTTAAGTACAATACAATGTACCTTATCGCATAGATGTAGAAATCCATTTGTTTCTATATCAAAGACGTATCTCAAACTGATACCTTCTTAATCTTTAATACGTTTACTGAAGGCATAGTAGTTACGTTGCCTACGTCACCTAATGTGCCATCATCATTAAAGTTAACATCACCTGCAATTACATGCACATCTTTGTCTGCTCTTAAAAGCCAACCTGCTGTAATACAAATTGTAACTTTACTTGCTT